TTATTAATGCCAATAATACTTCCAGTTTCAGGATCACAAATAGTTAAGCTTTGTGCTAATGGATCTAATGGAGGAATAATTGTAGTAAATTCAAGTTCAATTTGATTAAATCTACTCATATTTATAGCTCCAGATGGTTGTAAATCAGAATTATTAGAATGAATTCCAAAATTATAACAATATAATCCTTCAGGGGCACTACCAGTTGTTCTAGTATATTTTTCAATATAATTAAATACTCCTGCTGGTTGAATATTTTCTCTATATGAGCCATCTAACAAAATTCCCATTGCTATTAATATAAGTTTTTCATTTTGTGGATTATATGATTGATTAATAAGAATGCCAGTTAATGTTCCGTCAGGATTTACGCCTGGCCCTATTTCAATAGGAGTTAATACACCATTTATATTTTTATAAATTGTATATGTTCCTGAAGTAGGTGCTTGTACAACATTTAATGGTAGATAATTATATGGCCAATTGGTATAATTAGACCATTCGTTTCTTAAATTAGCGTCACTACGTTGAAAATAAAAAAGCCAATTAGAAATCATACCGATGGAATCTAAGTCCACTTTATTGGGTCCTGTAACATTTGGAAATATTTTTTCATGTACTTGTTTTATTAAATATTTTTGCTCTTGTAACGCAAATAATTTTTCTTCTTCATTTGATAAAAAGCAATAAGTACAATTTAAATGAATGTCAGAATTCCATAATGTTCTTTGATCAGAATAAGAATCGATATCAAGACATACATCTGGAGGTGGTTGTAAAAAACGATAAAACTGCATATACCATAAATTAAAATTAGGGGAAACATATGGATAATTATTAGTGGCATCAAATACATCACGAATGACAAAAAGTTGATTAATTGGTTTTAATGTTATATTTATATGTAATTCGTTATATTGTAATGATGTTAATGGAAATGCCATTTGAGATTTTAAGCCAAACCAATTGTTTAAAGGTATATATAAAATGCGACCTCGTATAGATGGTTCAGGTTCTGCTAAATCTCCAATATTATACGCATTAGGATATGAGTTAATCCGAGAATTAGAATTAGCGGGATCATTCAATTCAGGAACTTGTCCAATCATGTTATTAAATAAATCAAGTTTTATAGCATTATAATCACGTTGAACTGAAGCTAATAAATAATCTCCTGAATATTCTTGTAATGTATAATTTCCACAAGTAATGCTTATTTTAGATATCATTTTGGCTCCAATATTTTCAATCCATTTAAATTCATATGGTGCCCATTGTTCAATATTTCCTAGACCTTGAGAAGTAGTTTGTTGGGTTATTTGTTGTGGTGGTAATAATGGACTCCAAATATTTGGCAAGGATACAGATAAATAACAATCCATTAATAAATCAGCATAACGTTTAACTTTAAATGTAAATGTAGATTCTTCTGTAAGACGTAATGTTTTTGATCCTTCATAATCTAATCTAAATTTTTGAAGTCCAAAATTAGTGTATTGATGAAATACTGATTTAAAAAAACTTTTGGTAGGGTTTCCATTTAGAACAATATTTTGTTGTCCTTGAGATACAAGTTGCATTAAGCCACCTGGCATATGTTATAATATAAAAATATATTTAATTCTTTATTTATTAGAATACTTATTTATTATAAATTATTAATGAAACAAATCTTTTAGTAGGGTACATATAATTTAAATCATATGTATTCCAACCACGATTTATAAAATAGGTTTTAAGCTCGTGTATAACTTTAAAATAATTTGATAAATGCATTTATAATATATAAATTATATTATATTTTATTTATATATTATAATATGGAAAAAACAAATATAACACCATTTGAGATTAAACCAGAAAAAATAAAAGATGCCTTTATAAACTCAATGAAAAATTTGAAAGAATCAACATCTGTAGTTTTAATTACTACAATTACATTTGTTATTATTTTGATTGCCTTTATATTTTATTTTTATTATAGTGGTTTAAGAAGTAAAAATTGTTCTTTAATGGATTCTGTATATGGTGATTTAAACGGAAAAATTAAACCTATTGATAATTCAGAACAATTTAATTATACATTTAAAGATTATTATATTAAAACGGCATATAATTGTTGTAGTGGAGGAAATTATAGAAATAATTATGTAGACCTTTGTGTTTTAAAAGATTTATTAAGACAAGGGGTTAGAGGTCTTGATTTTGAAATTTATTCAATTGATAATCAACCAGTTATATCTACTTCTACAAGTAATAGTTATTATGTTAAAGAAACATTTAATTTTATAAATTTTGTTGATGCTATGAATGTAATTCGGGATTATGCTTTTTCAACAGCAAATGCTCCTAACTCATTAGATCCAATTATTATACATCTTCGTATTAAAAGCACAAATCAAGATATGTATAAAACCTTTGCTAAACTTTTAGAAAGTTATGATTCTATTTTATTAAGTAAAGATTATGATTCAGAATTTTATGGTAAAAATTTTGGAAATGTAGAATTAAAAAAATTAATGGGTAAAGTTGTTATTATTGTTGATAGAAGTAATACATCATTTTTAGAATGTCCTGAATTTTATAAATTTATTAATATAACAAGTAATTCTATATTTATGAGAGCATTACATTATTATGATATTAAATATACACCAGATATGAATGAACTTATTGATTTTAATAAACAAAATATTACTATTGGAATGCCTGATAAAGGTTCTAATCCAGATAATCCTAGTTCTCTTGTTATGAGAGAAATGGGGTGTCAACTTTTAGCAATGAGATATCAAAAAATTGACACTAATATTGAAGAAAATGATATATTTTTTAATGATAATGGACATGCGTTTGTTTTAAAACCAGAACATCTGCGATACACACCTGTTACTATTCCATTACCTCCTCCACAAAATCCTGAATTATCATATTCTACAAGAACTGTTCAATCTGATTTTTATAAATTTAATATTTAATAAATTTACTATTTAATAAATTTACTATTTAATAAATTTACTATTATATTTTTTATATAGTTATATTATGAAAAGTATATGTGATAAAAAAATGAAATTTAATGATTGTGAATTAGCAATATTAAGAGCAGCAGTTGATAAAGCTGAAATAAAACAAGGTAGAAAAACCGCAAATTCGGGCGAAATTAAACAAATTATTGAAATAGTTGAACAGTTTTTAAGAAAAAAACAATTAATTTGTTATGGTGGAACAGCTATTAATAATATTTTGCCAAAACAATCTCAATTTTACAATAAAGATGTTGAAATACCTGATTATGATTTTTATAGTTCAACCGCATTAAAAGATGCTAAAGAACTGGTTGATATTTATATTTCATATGGGTTTCAAGAAGTAGAAGCCAAATCTGGACAACATCATGGAACGTATAAAGTTTTCGTTGATTTTATTCCAGTTGCTGATATAACATTTATACCAAAAGAACTTTTTAATGCAATTAAAAGGGAATCTATAAAAGTAGCTGGTATATTGTATTCTCCACCTAACTTACTGCGTATGAATATGTATTTAGAATTATCTAGACCCGCAGGAGATATTAGTCGTTGGGAAAAAGTCTTAAAAAGATTAACATTATTAAACAAACATTATCCTCTTTCGGCAAAACAATGCTCTACGATCCAATTTCAACGTCAAATGGCAGATACTGAATATGCGGATAATATTTATGAAAATGTTCAGCACACATTAATGGATCAAGGTGTAGTATTTTTTGGAGGTTATGCTGTATCTATGTATTCTCAATATATGCCAAAAAATTTAAGACATAAATTAGAAAAAATACCAGACTTTGACGTTCTTTCTGAAGAACCTATTCTTACTGCTCAAATTATTAAAGAAAGATTGTCAGATTTAAATGTTAAAAATGTAAAAATTATCAAAAGACCAGGAGTAGGTGAAGTAATTGCCCCACATTATGAAATTAAAGTTGGTAAAGATACGATTGTATTTATTTATCAACCATTGGCTTGTCATAGTTATAATATTGTAAAAGATCATGGATATGATGTTAAAATAGCAACAATAGATACTATGCTTAGTTTTTGGTTAGCATTTTTATATGCGAATAGACCATATTATGATAAAGATCGTATTTTATGTATGTCTAAATATTTATTTGA